TTTCAGATCGTGCTCTCTACGACCCAGATCTAATCAATTCCACGGATATTAACGCAGCAGTTCCTGCTCCTAAGATCCCTGTAAAGTCTAATCGACTTGATAACAAGACTATTGCTGATGCTTACCATCAAATCCCCTTCGACGCTCGCGGTACAGAATCTGCGCTTCAAGATGCTGTTACAATCATTGGAATGTCAAAGGAACTTAGTGGCCTTAACTCACCAATGCAAGGTCAATTCCAAAAAGGTAACAAGAGTGTCAAGGAATGGACAGATACTATGGGGAACTCGGATGCGAGACTCCGTATGCCTGCGCTCACCCTTGAATATCAGGTCTTCATTCCTCTCAAAGAAATCCTTAAGCTCAACATCTATCAGTATGGTCAAGACGCTCAACTACTCTCACAGAAGACTGGTGCGTTAGTTGAAGTTAATATGGATGAGATTAGGAAGGCTGTCCTAGCTTTCCGTCTGGCTGATGGTTATACTCCCAAGTCTAAGCTTGCTGGCACAGAATCTCTCATGCAACTCATGCAGCTTGTCACGCAGTCTCCTGTCCTTGGTCAGTATTATGGGCCGTCCTTGCCTGGTATCTTTGGGCATCTTGCACAACTTTCTGGAGTACGTGGTCTGGAAGAATACAGCCCGAATCAACAGCAGGCTATGCAGAATCGTGGTGATGCTCTAATGCAAGAAGCTCAAGCCACTGCGGCAGCTAATGCTGCAACTCCTACTACTCCTACTGAAGGAGAATAAGATGGAAACTCTCCGTCAAAAGCAAAGTAGATTCGCTCGCATGATAGCAGAGCTTATTCAGAAAGCTACTGAGATGGGATATGAAGTAACCTTCGGGGAAGCCTATCGTAGTCCTGAAGAAGCTGCTAGACTTGCGGCTGCCGGTAAAGGCATCACGCAATCTCTTCATTGCGAGAGACTGGCGATTGATCTTAATCTATTCAAAGACGGCGTATTCCTATCTACTTCTGAAGCTCACATGCCTCTAGGGATTATGTGGGAGCAGATGGGCGGCTCATGGGGTGGCCGTTTCAAGGATGGAAATCATTATTCACTCTCTCACAATGGAAGGAAGTAATATGTCGTCGATTACCAATATAGTAGCACCAGAGGAGCTTACTCCTCAGGAGGAGATAGTTGTGAAAGCAGCCTTATCCGACCCCGTAGTAAGGAAGTACCTTAGGATCCTAGGAGTTAATGACGCTTCGGAATTGCTAACTCTTAATATCCTAGACATGGCGCCAGAGAGTATCGCTAACAGGCATCACTTTGTATCTGGCAAACTCGCAGTATATTCAACCCTGCTGTCCCTCTAACTCAACCACCTAAGGAACCACCATGAGCATTTTTGATCTCTTCTCTGCCAAGCCCGCTACTAATGAACCGGCTGGCAACTCTCCCGCCAATGATAGCAAGGGTGGGGATAACAAACAACAAGGTCTTAGCGACTCTCCCCCGTCTGTTGGCCCGGATGGGAAGATGCCTGGCACTAACTCAGCCCCGGAAAATCCTCTGGATGTTTATGCCAAGATGTTCGAGAATGCAGCTAAGAACTCAGGAGTACAAGCACCGGATTTTGCACTTGATCCGAAGACTGTTAATGAGGTTGCTGGTAAGATGGACTTTACTAAAGACCTTCCGCCTGAGCTAATGGAGAATGCTCTAAAAGGTGATGTGAAAGCTCTCCTAGGTGTTATTCAAGCAACTTCGCAGAATGCGTACAAGGCAGCATTAAGTCATGGAACAGCCTTGACGGACACGTTTGTTAAGAACCGTTCAGACTATGACAGAGACCGACTCAAGAACGGAGTTCGTGGAGAACTGACTAATCAGGCTCTCTCTGATGCTCCTAATTTCGATCACCCGGTAATTCGTCAAGAACTAATTCGTGTGGCAGAGCAATTCGCAAAGGCTAATCCCGATGCCTCTCCTAAAGAGATTGCAGATTCTGCTAAGAAGTACATGACAGACATTGCCACTGCTCTAAATCCAGCTGCTCCTAAGAAGGAAACTCCTGAAGGAGAGCGTGACTGGATGAAGTACCTCTCTGCGTAATACAACCCTTCTTCCTATAAGGAATCACTGCTATGTCTCTCATCTCTGGTATCTTTAACATCAGCAAGAATCCCGCTGAACTGAACATGCGTTCTTTCGCAGGTACTATTCTGCGTCTGTTCCCGAATGGCTCGGCTCCGATGTTTGCGCTGACCTCTCAGACTGGCAAGTCTTCTGCCAAGTCTACTACTCATGGCTACTTCAGCAAGACCATGACGTTCATCAAGACGACGATCACTACGGCTATCGCCTCTAATGCTACTACCAACCTGGAGGTTGCTACTTCCGTCGGTATTACTCCGGGCATGGTTCTGTTCTTCCCGTCGGTTCGTGAGAACGTGCTTGTTACTGCTGTCGTAGACGCTACTAACATCACGGTTAAACGTGGCTTCGGTCGTACTGCTGCCCAGGCTGTCATCGCTGATAACGCTGAAGTCTTCCAAGTCGGTACTGCCTACGAAGAAGGTTCTACGCGTCCGACTCCGCGTCAACTGGCGACTACGTACATCCCGAACTATACGCAGATCTTCCGTAATGCTTGGGGCCTGACTGATACTGCCCGTGCTTCTATGTCGGAGCAAGGCTACAGCAACGTCGCAGAATCCCGCAAGGACTGCAGTCTGTTCCACTCGACTGATATCGAGAGCGCGATTATCTGGGGTCAACCCGTAGCTCCGGCCCTAGGTACTGGCGGCCAACCGCTTCATGCGACCCAAGGTGTCATCGACGCTCTGGAACAGTATGCGCCGGGTAATACCAACGCTGCTGCATCTACTACCACGTATGACCAACTGGTTGCCCTGCTTGAGCCTGCCTTCGCCTACTCTACCGATATGGCTAATCCGAAGGAACGTACTCTGTTCGGTGACGCTCAGGCCATCCGTGTTCTGAATGCGATCGGTGTCAAGTCCGGCCAAATCCAGATCACCATGAACGAAACGAGCTTCGGCATGAACTTTACGAAGTTCAAGTTCTATAAGGGTACCATCAACCTTATCGAGCACCCGCTCATGAATGGTCTGGGTCAGGCTGGTGCGGCGCTTGTTATGGACATGCCTGCTCTCAAGCTGGCATATCTTGAAGGGCGTGATACTAAGGCTGAGGAATACGGTTCTAACGGCAAGATCCTCGAAAGCGGTATCGACGGCGTTGGTGGTTCTCTCACCACCGAGCTTGCTGTTGAGCTTATCAATCCGTACAGCTGCGCTTATATCACTGGTCTGACCGCAGCCGCCTAAGACACCGTGAATGGTGCTTTTGCCTCCCGATACCTAATACGGTCGGGAGGTATTTTTACATAAAGAAAAGGAGAATACAATGAGCTTCAAAGACGTTCTAGCTGCTAAGAAGGCAGCTTCTGCTGTAACCGAACCTGAACCTGAAGTCGCTCCTAAGACTGTAGGTCTTAAGTGCCGTGCTGCTAATAACAGCTTCAAAGGCTATCAATGGTCAGGTGGCATTCTGCGTCCTAATGGCTTCGGTATCTACGTAGCTAAGAATGATGGTGAAGCCGCTCTTCTCTCCCAGCTAGTAGAAGCTGGTGTCATGCAAGTTGTTGAGGAATAATCATGAATTTCTCTCAGGTCGTACAGGCTGTCCTTGACATTACGAAGCGGCCTGACAAAAGCGTAGAGACTGCGCGTGCTGTTAATGCAGCTATTTCCTTCTACTGTGTCAAAGCAGAATTTGAACAGGATATGAAGGAAGTCTCTGTGCCAATCTCTTCTACCACTTATGGCGGTTCAGTAGATATTGCTGCTTCTTGCCCTCGTCTTCGTCGTATCCTCTACATCAATAAGCCAGGAGCTCTCGGCTATCTTAAGAAGATTGGTGTAGATCAACTCTTCGTCCCAGGACGTACAACTCAGACCGACTGTTATTATCTAATCGGTACTGTGCTTAACTATGTCCTGAGCACACAAGCTTCTTCTCTGAATATTGCTTTCCTGCAAGCTCCCGCAGAACTCTCTAATAATGACACCTTCTGGCTTCTTGATGTGGCCTCTGCTTGTGTTATCGACAAAGCCGCTGCTAGGATCTTCCAGTTGATTGGTGATGAGCAGAGTATGAATGCTCACAATGCAATGGCAACTGAGTTCTACAATGCCTTTGTACGTGATCTCTCTCAGCCCTAAGGATTTACAATGTCAGCTTTTACTCCCAGAATTATAGCCTCTGGTGAAGGAGGTGGTACTGGTCCTCAAGGCCCACAAGGTCCTGCTGGACCAGCTGGTGCTGACGGCCTATCTGCTTATGAAGTAGCTGTTGCTAATGGTTTCGTAGGTACTGAAGAAGAGTGGTTAGAATCTCTAGTAGGTGCAGATGGAGCAGACGGTTTAGACGCTACTGTTCTTAGTACTGGCTTCCTTACACCTACCACTGTTGGGATGACTTATAATCCCACTACAAGAAAGATTACTATCACTGATAATGGCGAAGCAGTGATAGATAGTGTCGCCTATAATTTCGCAGATGGGTGGGAATCAGACGCCCACGCTACAGGAGATGGCACTTTCTATCTCTATAGAAGTGGTGGAGTAACTGCGTGGAGTACAACTCCTTGGGCCTTTACTGATCTCCAAATCGCTCTTGTCTATGTAGATTCTGGTATCACTATTGCTCTTCGTGAATGCCATGGTCTTATGGACCCAACAGCTCATAAAGAATTCCATCAAGTAGTTGGCACCTATGCTAGTTCTGGTTTTGATATCACCAGCCTAGTAACTGGTTCTACAACTGCTGCTAACCGTCGTCCTCTAATTGGTTCTGGTGTCATTAATGATGAGGATCTAGCAACCACTATCGCAGCTATTACAACCACAACTGATTACACGCGTCTTCAGTTGAGTGGTTCTTCGCAACCTGCTGATGCTATTCAGTCTCAGACTGATATCATTGCTCTTAGTACCAATCGTCCGTATTGGAACTCTGTGAGTGGTGGAGTATGGGGACAGACTCTATTCAATAACAATGAGTATGGCAAGATCTTCATCATGGCTATTCCAGTCGTTGATGATGCCACTGCTCAGAAGAATCGCCTCCTCTTTGTTCAACCTCAGCAAGTTAGCACCACTCTTGGTACCATTCAAGCAGTAACTCCTGCTTCTCTTAATCTTGGTCAACTAGCAAGTAGTGTTCCTGAATTCTGCTTTGTTGGTGAGATCATTGTTCGTTACTCAGGATCTAACTGGACTATCATTAGCTATGCTAAGATCTTAAGTACTAAGGCTAGTCAAGCTCTCGCAGTCACTGGTGGTGGTATCAGTGAAGCTCCAGTAGATGGCACTTATTATGGGAGAAAAGATGCTTCTTGGGCCAATGTTCTTCCTAATGGCCAGATGCTGGGTACAGTTGCTAATAAAGCAATCTTCTATAATAACACCAATATAGCAGAGGATGTCACTATACCTGCTGGAAGTAATGGTGGCAGCTTTGGTCCTATTACAATTGATAGTGGAAAGACTGTTACTATTGAAGATGGCTCTGTTTGGAGTATAGTATAATGACTACTACAATTAGTGGTGATACCTGTGTTTCTCAATGCCAACCTGATAGTGTAAGTCAGGATGATCTTAAGGCGGGAGTAGCAGGAGCTGGGCTCGCTTTTAAGGCACAACTTACTTCTCTGCCGCTCTTGTGAGGAAAGCCTAATGTCACTACTTAAACTAATACAGCAGCAGCTTGGCCTCTCCACTACTCCTGCTAATAACTTCACTCTTGATGCCAGTGCTAATAATGGCACGATGAAGCTCGCCCGCGGTAATGCAGGAGCTACTACACAAGATATTATTACTATTGATGCAAATGGTAAGGCGTCATTCCCGCAAGGGCCAGTACAAGCAGGACCTGCTTTTCGTGCTAACCACGATAATATTCAAACAATAACTGCTAGTGTTTGGACTAAGGTAGCTATGGATTCTGAGGAATTCGATACTGATGATTGCTTTGATTTAACTAATGATAGGTTCACACCAAATATAGCGGGGTATTATCAATTTAATGGTGCTGTCTATGCATCAAGTATAGCAAACGGCACTGTTTTCTGTTCTATATATAAAAATGGTACTCTATATTCTTATGGTGCTGGTATTGTGCATCCAGGAGGAATAAGTAATGTGAATGACTGCATATATATGAATGGTACTACAGATTATGTAGAACTTTATGTTTATGCCACATCAACAACAATATATGGAGATAAAACTGCTACCAACTTCTCTGGATTCCTTGCGAGGAAAGCATAATGACAATTAAATTTCAACCTAATATAGATGGTAGTGCTACCATCTTAGTAGGCGCAACTCCTGCTATTGAAATCTCCTCTGCTGGTAAGATAAGCTTCCCCGCTGGTAGAGAATATAAATCAGGTGAGATAATCCAACAACTTGTCTTTACAGATGCTGGCGCTTCTTTGCCAGCTATACTAGGTAATGTTACGGTATCTGCTAAGAGTATCACACCTAAGAGTACAGATTCTACTATCAAAGTAAGTTGTAGCTTTTATGGTTATCCACAAAGTTCTGGTACTTACTTTAATGTTCAACTGAGAAGGACAACCCAAACAGCTGGGTTTATTAATGAACTAAGATCTTTAGGTCTAACAACCAATGCTGCTCAAGCAGTATTTGCTGGTATCGCAGAAGGCTCTCAACAGAATTCTGCATTAAACCAGATTAGTTTCCAACTCTGGGCTAATAGTGCAGCTGGAGCTGGTGGTATTATTACCTCAATGGAATGGACTATCACAGAGATTCAAAACTAAAATGAAATACTTTCTCTACCTTCTGTTAGCGATCCCTTTCAAGATCCTAGCTAAGCTCCTCTCCCCAGTTCTTCCTCTCTTTGCCAGAAATCAATATGGCTATGGAGCTACTGAGCATGGAATGGCAGTAGAACCTAGACTTCCTATCTGGCTAGACTGGTTCATGATGGATGATCATTCTCTCTGGGGCGGAGAAGAGTGGCGCACTAAACTCCACCCTCATAACTACAAGACACATTGGGGTATGACATTGTGGCTTCTAAGGAATTCTGCCTGCAACTTTGGTCGTTATCCTCTAGCTGTTATACCAGGAGATCCTAAAGCGTGGCAATCACGTAAGGTCTTTCCTATAATCAAGAAGTATTCCATTCATACTAACTTCGGGTGGAACCTGGATAGTCCAGGCAGAATCTCTGGCCTCTGTGGGCATGTCTTTTCTATTAAAGTTGTGGAGAACAAAAATGGCACTTGATCCTATCACCGCAGTACTTGATATTGGTGGCAAACTTATCGACAAGCTCTGGCCTGATCCTGCTCAAAGGGATGCAGCTAAGTTGGAGCTTATGCGCTTGCAGATGTCAGGGGAGCTTGCTCAAATCGCAGTCAATACAGAAGAAGCTAAGAGTAGTTCTATCTTTGTAGCCGGTTGGCGTCCCTCAATAGGCTGGATTTGTAGTGCAGCCTGTGGTTGGAACTGGATAGGAATGCCGATCACCAAGATTGTTCTAGTGTCATTTGGTGTTTCTACTGAAGCCCTTATGCCAGCTAACCTCTCTGAAATGCTCCCTATCCTTATTGGAATGTTGGGATTGGGTG